GACCGAAACAGTCTGAGGGGAGGGGCTTGCCCTTCCGTAATTGCGACTCGCTTGGATCTGTTACGCCCTCCAACTTGCTCATCATCAACCTTGTGAAAGGTTATCATCATGAACACACATCCGCTCCTCCGGCTTGCAACGTATGGCTTCGCCATGCTGTTGCCGCGCCGACTGCACACGCTCGAGACTCTCAAGTCCGAATACGATGCAGTGCTGAAGCTCGCCCGCGACCGGGGTGTCACGCTTTCGCGTGATCCCCGTGTGGAAGAGTTGAAGCCGGATAACGTGGAGGACCTCGAGTTCATCGAGGCCCTCATCGACCACATCCGTGAGTCGATCCTGATGGTGCCCCCTCCTCGGGGGCGACGCTGATGAAGAGTTGGTTCCCCAATGCATTGACCTTCCTCCTGAGGCCATTTGTTCAACTTCCCGTGAGGGACGTTGACGATTGGAGTAGTGGGGTGCCGATCGATTCTAAACAAGTCGGTTGGTGCACGCGTCTCAAGGCATTGGACAGCGAGCTGAGTCGGACACCTTCGGACCGTCTGGCGACCTGCCAGCGGGTTCTTCCGAAGAGTGAACCTCTGAAACACTGATGGCCTAGCTAAAGGCCTGGAGAACAGTGTCTCAAGTCGTGGGTCTTCGACCCGAAACCCTTGTCAGGGGTTTGCGAACGACCGTAAACACTAAGTGGCGATGTGTTGTCTGCAATCTCCTTTATTGGAAGTTGAAAATTGACTGCACCGATCACAGGTCCCTTTACGAAAACCGGTTTTCTGTGGGACGTCCCAACATGGACAGGAACCCCTAACGTTTACAAGCGTTGGAGGTTTGACCGCAGGTGGTTCCGGCAAGCGAAACCGTATGACCTCCCTATGGAGTTTGACTTTTGTGATAAGACTGGAAACAGTCGACGCACCTCTGTTGGTCCCTACGGGAACTTCAGTGGGTCTTACACCGATGCGCTTGCGAAGGTCGCAGATGCGATCCCGCAAGATTCAAACATCTACAACAAGGCGTATGCCAAGTTCGTAGACGCAATGGGAGACGCTGTCGAAGGCGGGGTGGCAACCGCTGAAGGCCGTCAGGCTATGTCGATGATAACAACTCGACTTGGCCAGATGACCAGATTCACACGCCACGTAGCAACAGGACAGCTAGGGAAAGCCGCTAAGGATATTGGCGTTCAATGGGAACAACGGGCCGTGCCCCGCAAGGGGCGGAAAGCCTTCGTTCCTGAACGTTACCTTCCTAAGTCAGATCGCATTCGTGAGAATGCGCGCGACTTCTCCCAGATCTACCTCGAATTCCACTTCGGGTGGTCGCCCCTCATGAAGGATATACACGACGCGATGGAGGTCCTTGACAAACCTCTCAAGCCGCATGTCGTGAAGGCTTCTGCTACTGGGTCCTGGTCGGACCCTCTTGCGTTCCACACCGTCAGCAGTGACGCGACGTGGAACCGAACTGATCACCGTGAAGGTGCGTTCAAGCAGACAGTCAAACTTCAAGGGGAGCTCATCATCACAAATCCTAATTTGGCGATGATGCAGCAGGCCGGTATACTCAACCCGGTCAGTATCGTATGGGAACTGGTCCCTTTCAGCTTCGTGCTGGATTGGTTTGTGAACGTCGGGGATTACCTTGGCTCACTCACAGATTTTGCTGGGATTGAACTCCTCAACAAGCAAAGAACAGTGTTTACGCGGTACCGCGGAAGCGGCTACTTTGACGAGGCGCCAAAGGTGAAAGGCTCTTTAAACGAGAGTCACGAAACCTGGGTACTCGAAGCAGTAAGCAACTTTCGCCGGAAGGACCTTGGAACTGGTCCGTCCATTCGTTTCAGGACTCCCAAGCCCTGGAGTATCAGACGCGGTTTAGCTGCCGCTAGTCTGCTCATGCAGGCGTTCCCTCGTCGAGTGATCGATGAGAATGCCGCCCATTTGTTCAAAAAGCGCACTGCCTTCCGGCAGAATGTGTTTCCGAGCTTCAATGGGAAGTACTATTAACTCCTTATAGGAAAGAGACCTTTATGGCCCAACAGACCAACATTACGGTCAAGAAGTACGATGGTGTGACGGATGTCACTTACACCGCCGTGCGCCCGGCCTCCGGCGGGACTCCCGCCGTGTGGCTTGCACCGACCCTCGGAACGGCCCTGGCACATCAGCCGGAGCTGCGCATCAAGTCGTCCAAAAACAAGGTTGGCACAGTCAACCGAGTCGAGGCGATTCTGGTGTACCCCGAGATCATCACCGCAACCGACGGCTCCAAGAGCATCGCCAACAAGACGATCGTGTCGCTCAGCGTCACGAACCCGTCCAACATGGCACTGACGTCGGTCCAGGAGGGCATCGCGCAGGCACTCAATGTGTTCGCGCATACCCACGTGAAAACCCAAGCAATCGAAGGCTTCGCGGCCATCTGATCTGCCGGTCCTTAAGGGACTGACAACGCAAAGGAATTCATGTCTACCTCCTTACCAGGTGATCTGGAGAAGGTGTACGTCGCATTACTGGACGCACTCGCCACTCCTTTGGCTGAGCATTGTAAAGTGCTCGTGAAGAACCAAAGGTGGGATGAACTTGTAAGTATTAAAGTTCGTCCTGACGCATATAGCACCGCTGAGAGTTACTTCCGCGATGCCGCCGCCGTATCCTTCATACGGAAATGTGAGAACTTGCCAACCTCGGTCGACAGGAAACTCGTCGCTGAGGATAACTTTATTCTCGCTGAACGGCAATGCGCCCGCTCTAACGAGCGGCTTGCTATCCACTTTCTCGAAGGTGCGCTGGACCGTGAAGACGGCCAGATTGCTACCCCAGAGGGTGCGTGCTCTCGGCTCATCGCCGAGGCGCGGAAAGAGATGAGCAAGTTGCTTGGAAAAATCCCTTCTGACCTCAAGGGTCGGTTCGGACCAGGAGCCACTTATGGCGACAGGGGTAAGCTAACCACCGTCCCCGATAAGATGTCGTCTCGACCCACTCTAACCACATCAGCGCTCTGGTTCCACGTATTTCAGTGGTCCGGGACTGCATGGGCCGAAGCCTGTGCTGCTGATGGACGAGAAAGCGAGTTTGTGCGGGGCAACCGTTTCACTACGGTGCCTAAAGATTGCACGAAGGACCGCGGCATAGCCGTGGAACCAAGTGTCAATTTGTTCTACCAGCTCGGCGTAGGCCGGGCCATCAGAGCCGCACTCAAGCGTCATGGTAACATCGACTTGACGCATGGGCAGGACATCCACAGGCGGGTCGCCTGTGAAGCCAGCAAGCATGGCCGTTCTGCTACACTCGACCTCTCGAATGCCAGTGATACCGTTTGCACCAACTTGGTTAAGTTGCTGCTCCCTCGACAGTGGTTTGAGCTTGTAAACTCACTCCGCTCTCCTTTCACCCTGTTTCGTGAGAAATGGGTGCACTTGGAGAAATTTTCGTCGATGGGTAACGGTTTCACGTTCGAATTGGAAACGGCTGTCTTTCTTGCCGTTATCCTAGCCGTCAGAAATCTCAGAGCTGTAGGCGACCCCTTCTGGGGGACCGTCAAGCCTGGGACTGATATCTTCGTTTATGGTGATGACATCATCATACCGACGGAGTTGGCTTCGGACGTGATCTCCGCGCTTACCTACTGTGGATTCTCAATAAATAAGGATAAGTCCTTTGTTGATGGCCATTTTAGGGAATCTTGCGGTGGGGACTACTTCGGGGGGGTGGACGTACGTCCATTCTTCCTAAAGGAGTACCCGGATGAACCGCAAAAGTGGATCGCAGTTGTTAACGGGATCAGACGGATGGGTGCCCAAGAAGGGTCCTTCGATCTGGGTCGTAGTTATCTTCTGCGTCCTTGGTTTGTCGCTCAGGATTCAATTCCAACTCACATTCGCAGGTTACGAGGCCCTGAAAAGCTTGGTGACCTGGTCATCCATGACGAGTGTGAGCGGTGGCAAACCCGTAAGCGTGGAGCCATACACTACATTCGCGCCTACCGACCAGCCCGCTTCACGCGGATCAGCTGGGAACACTGGAAGGGCGAAGTAGTTCTGGCGACAGCCGTCTATGGAACCGGTGATGGCAAAATGGGAATTACTCCCCGTGATGCTGTCACTGGCTACAAGATAGGCTGGGTGCCACACCCAAGTGCGTCTTCTCGTTGGCTTCCTGCCAGCGAAGGAGGCGCTCCCCCGATTCCCCCCGAACCGTATATTCCTGGGAAGGAACAACGGATGCCACGGATACCTGTGGCGTACGAGGGTCCATCTGTCCCAGTCACGCTCGTGAGAGCCCGGCTGAATCAGATGGTTTCGGAGATCCGCCGTGAGGCGGTGAAGGGGTGGCTGCGGGGTTAACCTGCACGTTCGTGCCGGTGAGGCACGTGGAGGGTCCACTTGGATCCATTAAGCGGAAAAGGCG